TGTTGAAGAGGGCCGAGCGCTCTGAAGAGGGAGGTGAGAAGATGGAAAAAAGATACAACAGCAACGAAGAAGTCAAGGATGAACTCATTGAGGTGCTGATGAATTATCTAAAAGAAGTAACGGACACGGAGCATCCGGCCTGTGAGGCGGCTGTGTGCACCGTGCCCGAGATTGCAAAAGCGATTACGAATCTTCTTTATCCGCAATAGCCAAAATAGCCTTGTAGATTTCGGTAAACATTTCACCGATTTCTTTACCGGAAGCGGCATTAGGGGCGGTTGAGGCGTCTGCAGAAAGTTTGGCGATCGTGATGTCTTTCGCGAAATTTAGAGATCTGAGCTCTGCGTCAGATAGTTTCATAAAAAATCTCCTTTCATAATACTCGGGCATGGCAGTGCCCTGTAAGGAGATTATAACACGCTAAAGAGGGAGGTGAGAAGATGATTAAATCAGATGTTACGGCAGCACTGAGAAAAGCCGCCGGAGGAGCGGAATTTATATCGCAAAAGGAAATCAGGCAGTGCCTGGGATACAGCGACAAAGCAAAAGTACGGGAAATCGTACATGGAATTACCGGGATCGGGAATCGGTATTACATTCCAGATGTGGCAGAAAGGATCATGCAGGAAGTGAGATGAAGAAGAAACTTTTATACAACGGCTGGAAGGAAAAGCCGGAGCGTTTCTGCTACTACTGCGGACGGCCGTATGCCGAGAGGCACGAGGTTTTCCCCGGTCCGAACCGGCAGATCAGTATCCGGAACAAGTTTCAAATCGACTTGTGCCCGGAGCATCACCGGGAAATCCAGGCGAACTGCACGGAATGGGCTAAAAGAGAGAATGCCCGCTGGAAGCAGCATTTCGAGAAAAAGTACATCCGGGAGCAGATGGACGCCGGAGTGAGCCTGCAGCAGGCTGTCAGGGAGTGGATGGCGCTGATCGGCCGCAACTATTGCGATGAGATCACGCCGGAATAGGAGAAAAGCGATGAAGCGGCCGAGAAAAAAATCCGCCGCCGAGGAAGAAAACGAGCGGCTGGAGTACGAAGGAATCTGCGCGAAGATAGACCGCGCACTCATTGGCAGAAAGCATCAGCCGGAGGCGGCGGTGATCCAGACACAGAAAAAGAAAGCGAGGAAGTCATGGGAGAAATAAATGTGCTTGTAGGCCTTACAGGAGAGGAATACGACAAGCTGGCGGACTTGACGGAGCTGTACGCGCATGAGACGGATCAGGACACGATCAAGTGGATGATCCGGACGCTGCACGAGACGATGTTTGGAACGGAGGAAAAAAGATGGCGAGAATGATGACAGGATTCTGCGCGGTATGCGGAACAGGGCAGACGATGCAAGCAGAGACGCAGGAGGAGGCGGACCGCAAGGCCACGGAAACTTGTAAGTGCCCGGAGGGAAAGCCGGAGCGGATACGGTGGGAGTTTCGGCGGAAGATCAGAGACAGCGCGGCTGAATACAAAGAAAAAGAAATTACTCCTCTGGACGATGAGACCGTCCGGATCGTGCTGGAGCTGGCAGATCTCGTGATCGCCGGCAGACTCAATGTGGCCACCATCACATGGGAAGAACAGGAAATCGAAATCAAGAGAACAGCAAGCGGATTGAAATTCAGCCGCAAGAAGAGATTGGAGGTCACCATTGAGTGTAAAACTGACGAATGAGGCGATGAAGGCCTACATGGGGAAGAGACACTTTGTTGAAAAGTTGTCCGATCTCTTCCGTGAAGAAGAGATCATGAACGTGAAAAAGATGGAGTACGCGCCGGTGCTGGCCGGAGAAATGGAAGTGATCAGTGAGAAAGTCACGGTGACTTTCCGCAACGGCTTCGGGACGGAAATTGATGTGACTGCTGACAGCAAGCTGGCCATCCTGCGGGACGTGCTCCGGAGGCTGTCAAGATGAGATGCCCAAAGTGCGGAAAGTCGGACGCCAGGGAATGGCGTCAGTGCCCGGAGCACGGCGGAGCGCCTGTGTGTGTGCACTGCTGCGAAGCGTGCCCGTATTATGATCCGGATGGACGGAGCATATACACCTGCCGATACTGGTTGGTCAAAAAACGGGAGATAAGAGATCAGGCGATGATCCGGAAGCTCCGGGAGATGCTGGGAGGAGAAGAAGATGAAGCAGAAAATTGAAGATATCGTGGTCGGCCTGATCGTGGCCGGAATCATCATCGGGAGCCTGCTGGCTGTGAGCGCCGTGGAGTTTGCCGGCGTTGCCGCAGGACTGTAAGAAAGGAGAGAGCAATGTCGCAGAAAACAGATAAAGCCATCGAAAAGATGACAAAAGAATGTGAAAATCATGGGCACCTTGTGCCATTTGAAGAATATCTGACCAGCATCTGCACGACAGATACTGTCGCAGACAAGATTTTGGAAGAGAAAAAGACCTTGCAGGGAGCATTCGACGCCATGAAAAAGGTGGCGATGAAGCGGAAAGTGGGAAACTGTGCATATATCCCGCCGGAAGAAGGATTTGAGATCATCCGGGACTACTTCGAGATCACCGATGCAGACCTGAAGGAAGCACGGCCGAGAGACGGAAGTGTGCTCGACATCACGGATCTGCTGTAGGAGGTGGCTGTGATGGAAGACACGAGACCATATAAGATTCCGCGGCCGAAGGGCCTGGAAAAATATATCCTGGAGAACTGCCAGGACATCAATTACATCTTCTTTTCCCAGAAGGAAGACTGGTGGGAGTGCACCCGCTGCGGCCACCGGGGGAAACTGCGCGGGAGCGAAATCATCCCGGTGCACACGCCGCAGGGAGAAGAAAGGAAGGTGAAGACCTGGTGCCCGAACTGCGGCGCCGAAGTGACGCAGAAGGACGTGAGATATGGTCGCAAGAAGCTGACGGATCGCGGACGGATCATCTGGACGAGAGGGATCAAGTCAGTGACATTCGTGAATGTTGACATCTTCACAATCGATTATACCGTGCTCCCGCCCAAAGTCCGCATCGGGCCGGACTCGCAAATCAGAATATCGGGGAAATCTCAGGAACGCTGGGATTTTGAAAAATGGCATGGGCGGACGCACTGGTATTGCGTTAAAACCATCAATCTCAGGGTTAAACCGTCGAACATGTGGGGATGGTCAAAATATCACGATCATATTTATCATGACGATATCAGGAACATGGATGTTGGGATTGATTTGCAATATGCAGAACCGGACAAATTCTGGCGCAGAGTGGCCATGTTTGATGAGAGTGAGATAGCAAGGCAGACGATCCGATACATGTCGGATGATGAGAGTGAGATAGCAAGGCAGACGATCCGATACATGTCGGATTTTGTGAAATATCCGGGAATTGAAGTCCTGGAAAAAAGCGGCTTCGAGAGACTCGTGATGGAGCGTGTGATTGACGGGACGAAGACGCGGACGGTGAATTTGAGGTCGAAGGATCTGAGAAAGATCCTTAAGTGCGACCGTAGCGAACTGCGGGAGCTGCGGCAGGAGAAGGTGAACGCTTACTTCATGGAAAACTGGAACAGATGGAAGAAGCGCGCCCCGTGGGTGAGGCCGTCAGATGTAAGAGAACTCACGAAGATGGACTGCTGCAGCAATCAAGGGATGGACTTGATCAAAGAGCGTGCGGACATCTCAAAGGTTGCGAAGCGGCTGCTGGAAGAGCGGAGAGCGACGGACGACGACATCACTTTCGGGGATTATGCCGACTACCTAGAAGCGGCCGAAGCCCTGGGGTGGCGGATGGACAAGAAAACAGTCTATCCGAGAAATTTCCTACAGATGCACGATGAGGCGATGGAAAAGTACGCATTGATCAAAGATAAGGTCGCAGTGGAGAAATTCGCCGCTGCGGAAAAGAGGATCACGACAATGACGGAACCGTGGACGGATGGCCGCCTGCTGATCCGGCCGGCAAAGTCTCCGGCGGAGCTGGGGAAGGAGTCGCGGGTGCTTGGCCATTGCGTAAGGATATACGACAAGAAAGTGGAGCGAGGGGATGCGGCGATCCTATTTATCCGAAAAGTCGAGGATCCGGAAACGCCGTATTTTACACTCGAATTGAACAAGTATTGCGGTATCGTACAGTGCCGGGGGCTGCACAACTGCGCCTATCCGGATGATGTCCAGAAGTTTATAGAAAGCTGGCACGAGTGGCTGCTGAAGCGGATCAGGAAAATGGTAAAAGCAGAAAAGAAGGCGGCAAAAGGAGCCGGAGCACCGGCCGCATAAGGAGGGAGCATGGAAAACATTATAGATGTGAAAGAATACCGTGAGGTAGTGGACCTCACCAGGAAGACCACGGAGGATCTCACTTCCGAGGCAAATGCCCTGTATGCGCAGGCGGAAGCCGTGGCGGGGATCAGTCTCCGGCTGGTAGCAGAATCCGGCCGCCGGCTGTCCGTGATCAAGACGCGAGTAGGCCACGGCGAGTGGGAAGACTGGATGGAAAAGAATCTGAAATTCAGCGCCAAGAAGGCAAATCGGATGATGAAACTGGCCGAAAAAATGTCCGACGAAGACAGCCTGTTTGCAAAAACGACAACGTTGTCGGATTTGGGAATTTCAAGGGTTTGGAAGCTTTTAGCCGCACCGGAAGAAGTGGCCGAAGAGGTCGTGGAAAACGAAAATGTCGCCGAGATGACCGCGAGGGAACTGGAGGCGGAACTGAAAAGAGTCAAAGAGGAAAATGAGGAGCTGCGCGACTCCAATGATGAGATCAGAGAGCAGTTTGAGGAAGCGAAAGCCATGAAGGCGGAGCTTGCGGAAATGAGGAATAGGCTGAAGGAAGTGGAAGAGGCCGCAGAAAAGGGGAAAGAGAATCCGGAAGCAGAGGAAAAGCGGAAAGCCGCAGAGGACGCGCTGGAAAAGAAGAAGCAAGAGCTGGCCAGCCTGAAGGCGGAACTGAAGCAGAAGATCGAGGAGGCGAGGGCCAAGGCGAAAGCCGACGCGGAAAAGGCGAAGGAAAAAGAGACACAGGACGCGGTGGAAGCGGCGAAGAAGGAAGCCGTCGCCGAGGCGGAAAAGGAAAAGAGGCGCCTTGCAGCCGAGCTGGAGGAGGCGAAGGCCGAGAGCCGGAGACTCGAAAAGACAGCGGATCCGCAGGTGGCCGCCTTCAAGGTCAGAGCCGATGCGCTCCAGGAAAGCTTCAACAAGTGCCGGAACTGCATCGATGACGAGCCGGACGAAGAAAGGCAGAAGACCATGAAAGCCGCACTAAAGAAGCTGGTCGGGATCATGGATGGCCAGCTGGAGTAGGAGGAAAAAATGAAAACGAAGAAAGCTTGGAAAATGATTTTACTGATTACATCGATTATGGCAATCGCACTGATCGCCGTCGGATGCAATGAAGCGGATCGAGTGTCGGAGAACGTATCGAAAGAGGCCGACAACTTCAACGTGGTACGACGCGTAGCAGTACTCAACACGATATCCAACAAACCGGTGTTTGAGATGACCGGACGGATGTCAATCAAAACATCCGGAGACAAACTGTACATTATCGTGGAGACGAGCAAAGGAAAATATAAAAAGCACATTGTGGGATTGAACAAGGCGACGACCATGTACGTCGTCGAAGACATTAACGGCACCGGAGTTAGCAAGTATCAGTACACAATCAACTATAACCCGAAGATGATTGTCCCGTACAACTTCAAAAACATTGATTAGGAGGAGCGCGATGAAATATAAAAGTAAGATCGACGATGCCACGGAGTATGAATGCCTTGGAGACATCATCTGCATCAGGAGAGGCGGTGAAGCATGGTCCTTCCCTCTGGACATGCTGCCGGGAAAGAGCGAAAGACTGCGGGAGCCGATCCGCCGGGAGCTGGATGCCGTGGCCGAGGTATATGAAATGATGAGGAAGAAGAAAAAGAAGGGCATCGATCTTGCAGCAGAAGCAGGAAAGCTGCTGGGGATATCATACGGAGAAGTACAGACGAGAAGATTAAAAGGAGAGCTTATCATATGAGCATGAAGAGGAGAATAAAGGTAACATATATTTCCGGCCCGATCAGTGGGATGGAGCGGGAAGAAGCGGAAAGAAGATTCCGGACGGCAGAGAAGATGATCGAAGAGCGCAGAGAGGTGCCGATCAATCCGCTTGGGATCTGCACGAAAGATATGACATATGAAGAGTGCTTGAGAGAAGGTATCATGACGATGCTCCAGAGTGCGGACAAGATATACATGCTCAAAGGATACGAAGAGAGCCCGGGCGCTGACCTGGAGCTGGACGTGGCTGAGATGTGCGGCCTGGAAGTGGAGTACGAGGAGGAGCCGGATGATGACGGAGATGAAATATGAAGTGATCAAAACCCTGAGCATCCTGAGCGAAAACGATCAGGGATATACGAAAAGACTTGTCCTTGTGAAGTGGTTTGACCGGAAGCCGGTGTACGAGTTGAGGACCTTCGATCCGGACGGAGTTCCAAAGAAACGGTGCGGGCTGACGCAGGAAGAGCTGGAGAAGATGATCGCCGCACTGAGCGAATGGAAAGAAAAATAACATTATATATATAGAAATACCGCTTGCCGATGGCAAGCGGTTGGGACTTGATTAGAGTATTAACGATAGAGAAAAATGAGAGTAGTGAGAGAGACGACGGTTGCCGGCCGGATCATCCATCGGAGAGTGGTGGTGCCTTCCGGAAATCACAGACAGAAAAGAAGAGCACGCACCGGGATCACGAGTGAAGCGGTGAAAAAGAATAACATGCGCATCGCAATCTGGAGACTGTGGATGCTGCTTGCGAATAATTTTGACTCGACCGGGAGCCACGTCACTTTGACATACGCAGGGGAAGAGCCGGAGAAAGATCAGGCGGCCGCGGATCGCAAGAAGATGATCGCGAAGCTGCGGAAAGAATTTAAGCGGCAAGGGAAGGACCTGAAGTATGTCATTGTTACTGAGTACAAGAATAAGAGGATCCATCACCACATTGTGATGAACTCGCAGGATGTGGAGCTGGTCACCAGGCTGTGGGGGAAAGGCGGCGTACACTTTACGGCGCTTCGGGAAGAAGGTGACTTTCATGACCTGGCGGAGTATCTGATCAAGGAAACGGAAAAGACTTTCCGGGAATCGGACAGCCAGCATAAACAGAGATATTCTCGCAGCCGCAATCTGATCATGCCGCAGACAAAGAGAGACGAAACCACGCTGAAGGAAATGACGGACGAGCCGGAGCCGATCAGCGGATATTATATTCCTAAAGACAGAGTCAGACGATACGAGCATCCGGTCACAGGCCTGGAACATCTTGAGTATGTTGAGGTGGCGCTGGGCAAGCCGAGGAAATATAAGACATGGCCGCGAGGGAAGGTGGTCAGCACCAAAGAGTATTACCGTGCGACAGAGATTGAGGAGCAGGAGGAGATTGAGCTTTGAGCGAATACCAGAGAAAAGAGAGCAGATACGTTCTGCCGCGTAATTTGTATATGGCAACGCTGTATCAGATACGGGATTACTACAGAATGAAGCAGGAGGCTGAGGCTGCACTGACGGCGTCGCCGGAGCCGCCGGACGGACAGCCCAGGGGAACGGCGATCGGAAACACGGTGGAAAGCGCGGCGATCAGGAGGGAAAAGTATGTGCGCATGGTTAAGATCGTGGATGAGGCGCTGGAAGAGATTCCCGAGGAGTACCGCAGAGGAGTGTGGCGAAACATCATGAGCGGAGAGCCGTATCCGGACGATGCAAGTAGAAATACATACGGTAACCACAAAAGCCGGTTCATCTATGAAGTGGCGAAAAAAATATACATCCTGGACTAACTTTGGGCAACAGGGAAAAATTTCCGTGTTATTATGGTAACAGGAAGTGTTGCAGGAAAGCGACATTGACTCTCCAAACCATAAGATGATAAGCAAGCAAAAGCGAAGATGTCAGAGACGGCGTCTTCGCTTTTGCATGAAGGAAAAGAAAATGGCAACAAACCCCCGGAGCAAAAATGGTACCCTACGGAGAAAACACCGGGCCAGATTGAGAGCCCGGGGAGGAGAGTGCGGGATATGCCGCGGCCGCCTGGGACCGATCCACTACGACGAGCCGAGCGATGCACAGCATCCGCTGTCGTTCGTGATTGATGAAATTATTCCGGTGAGCAGGTGGCAGGAGTTCGGATATGATTCACCGGAAGCGGTTGCGCAGGACTGGAGCAACCTTCAGGCAGCTCATTACTGCTGCAATGCAGCGAAAAGCAACAGGATTCAATGGGCTGACAAGGCTGTAGGAGCAAAGGGAACATCAGAAACTGTGAAAAAAATAAATCTTCCGGACGGAAATTGGTGAAGACCCGGGGGAGGGACCCCCGCCGCGACGGACGGCGACCAAGCGCCGTCAAGCGCCGATTTACCCCCGAAGAAAAACCGGACAGGGGGGTGGTTCGCGCGCGAATAGGAAAAATCATATAAGTATAACCTAAAAGCAGGACGTGAAGGAAATGCAGGAAAATGACCTGAAAAAACGCGTAAATCGAGAAAAAAACCGAATAAAAAGACAGTTGAAGGAGGCCGGATCGGCTAAATGTCAGATCGATATTCTGATGCCGACGATCGAAAATGTGGCGTGGATGAGGGCAAAACTTGAAGACGCCAGAGAGGAAATCGGCGAGGGAAATCTCATCGTGGAGTACGACAACGGCGGCGGGCAGAAAGGAACTCGTGAGAACCCGCTGTTTAAGGGATATAAGGCGCTGTGGCAGGCCTACATGGCAGGAATGGCGAAGATCATCGCGGCGATTCCGGAAGCCGCAGGAAGCGAAGGAGAAGAGAAGCAGGGAACGAAGAGCGTCCTGGAGCTGGTAAGGGAAAAGGACAGGAAGAAAGCATGAAGGGGTCGCAGAAACCGACATTTTGCGTTGAGCCGAAAAGAGCCGGATCGTATGGTCCGGATGCTGCAATGCTCATGGCCGAGTATGGTTCTCGACTGGACCCGTGGCAGGAGACAGTGACAGATTGCTGGCTCGGGATCGATGAAGAGGGACGATACACAACAACGTCTGCGGGGCTTGCGACTCCAAGGCAGAACGGAAAAAACATCTGCATCGAGGCAAGAGAATTCTACGGGCTGCTGATACGTGCAGAGAAAATCCTTCACACGGCGCATCAGGTGAGGACGGCAAAAAATTCATTTTGGCGGCTGGCGCAGATGTTCACCGATAAACGGCATCCGGAGGTTGCGAAAGAAGTAAAACAGATCAGATACGCAAACGGAGAAGAAACGATTGAGCTGCACAACGGCGGCGTGATCAAGTTCTCTGCCAGATCGAGACAGTCCGCAAGAGGTCTTGACGGGATATCGCTGATCGTATTCGACGAAGCGCAGGAGCTGACGGATGACCAACTGGAGGCGATCATGGCAGTACTTGCGGCATCATCAACGGGAACGAGGCAGATTATATATGCCGGAACGCCGCCGTATCCGGGATGTCCGGGAACCGTATTCCGGAGGAGGCGGAAGATTTGCATCGAGTCTCCGGGCGAACATGATGCATGGCATCAGTGGGAAGTGAAAGCGAAAAGCATCGATGAGATTGACGTCACCGACAGGAAGCTGTGGCTGATGACTAATCCATCGCTGGGATTTCACCTTACGGAAGAGTTCACTGAAGAGGAAATGAGGACGATGACCAAAGACGGATTCGCACGGGAGCGCCTTGGATGGTGGCCTCCGGAGCTGGAGAAGGAGACAGACACGGCAATTAATGCTGACGCATGGGAGAAATGCGGATCGGATGCGCTGAAGCCGGAAGGGAAAACGGCGTATGGTGTGAAATTCTCCGCTGACGGCTCAGAAGTGAGCTTGTGCGGAGCAGTATGCCCGGAGGAAGGCCAGGCGCGCATATCTTTTATCATAAAAAAAACCACGGAGCACGGGATCGCATGGCTGGCGGACTGGCTGAATCCGAGATACAACCAGGCGTCATGTGTAGTAATCGATGGAAAAAACAATGTTGACCTGCTGATCGACAGAATTTCAGGAACATGGAAAGCGAAGGGGTCAATTGTGCGAGCATCATCAAATACCGTGATCGCAGCGGCAAGCCTGCTGGTCACGGAAATCAGCGAAGGCAGCGTCACATGGTACAGAAAACAGGAAACAATGGACGAGAGCGCCAGAACAGCGGTAAAGCGGAGAATTGGAGGAGGCTGGGGATTCGGAGGACCGGACCCGACGCCGATCGAAGCGGCAGCGCTCGCGCTCTGGGGAGCAAGAAATAGTAAAAGAGACCCGAAAAGAAAGATGAGGATCGTTTGATGGATTGCAATTTGTTTGAACTCAATGCAGGAAGCGTGAAAGGACTTGATAAGGACGCAGCGGAGAAGCTGGAAAAGCTGATCAGCGCGTACAACTATCACCTTAGCAAGAATGAATTAAAAAATGAATTTTACGAAGGTCACATATCACTGAGATCGGTGAACCTTGGGATCGCGCTTCCGGAAGGGATGAAAGGCCTGGAAATCGGATGCGAGTGGGGCGGAAAATGTGTTGATGTACTTGCAGCCAGGAGCATGTTCGACGGATACGTCGGAAAAACAGGTGAGACTGCGGACACAATGAACGGGATCATGGAAGCGAATCGCCTCCGCTTTGAGTATATGAAAGCGTGCCGGGATGAACTGAAATTCGGATGCACATTCGCCACACTGTCCGCAGGAGGTGCGGCCGGATGCAAGATAAGATTTCATTCTCCGCAGACGGCTGCAGGGTTATGGTCCGGAGAAAAGGGACGGATTGACTGTGGAATGGCGATTATCGATACAAAGAAAGATGAGTCGGACAAGCTGTGGAAGCCGTCGCTTGTGAATCTATACACCGACACGGATATATGGGTACTGAAGAGGATTGGGAGCGAATGGATCGCAAGCAGATTCCCGCACAAAATGGGAAGACCTCTGATGGAGCCAATGATCTGGAATGCCACGAACAGCAAGCCGTTCGGAAGGTCGAGAATAAAAGAGCCTATAAGACGATTGATTCAGGGATATGTGAGGACAATTGCAAATGCGACGATCGGGCTGGAATTTGCGACAGCTCCGCAAAAGTATCTGATGGGAGTGACGGATGAGCAGTGCAACGCGCTTGTAGGCCAGAAATTCAAGCAGTATGTCGGAAACATCATCGCGGCAACAAGGAATCCGGAGACTGGGGAAAATCCGACATTCGGACAGCTTACACAAGGAAGCATCGAGCCGCATGTTCAGATGATCCGGATCCTTGCCACACAGTTTTCCGCTGCTACGGGGCTGCCGGTGACGGACACCGGAGTGATCAATGACGCGAACCCGACCAGCTCGGACGCGATAATCGCGCAGACGCAGACGCTGGTGACACTGGCGGAGCAGCTGAACGCCGGCAACGGCGAAGCGCTGAAGACAATCGCACTGATGGCACAGGCGATCAGCAGAGACGTGACGATCGAAGAGCTGACCGAGGAGGAAAGGGACGTGATCGCGCACTTCAGGAATCCGGCCATGCCGTCAGTGGCGGCAACCGCAGACGCGGCAACAAAGATCGCATCGGCACGGAGCGACTTTGCACAGACGGACGTATATCTGGAAATGGTCGGCTTCGACCAGGCGGATGTGCGCAGAATCAAGGCGCAGGAGCAGAGGACGAGAGGACTGAGGCTGATGGAGCAGGCGGAGGAAATCGAGCCGAAGGAGCCTGAAGAGGGTGAAGAATGAAAATCAGTAAGGCACAGTGGGATCGATACATCAAATTGACATCTGCGCTGAAAGGGACGGCGAGGAAAAAAATGGATGCCTACATTGCGCAGCATGGAATTTCCGACATGGACGCTGTAATCGATTATGCATACGGGCTAGCGACGAAATATGGAGAAGGAACGTCTGCGGTTGCTGCGGAGATGTATGACGGAATTGCACGGGCCCAGGGTGCGAAGGTTCCGGCGGCCGAACCGGCTCCGACAGCATCTTATAAAGACACGGCAAAGGCGGTGACTTACGCGAAAGGACGCGGGCAGAATCTGATTCCGGGAGCGGTCGAGACACTGGTGAAGCAGGCCGGAGCCGACACCATGCTGAGAAACGCCGCCAGGGACGGAGCGGAATTCGCATGGGTGCCGCACGGATCGGAGACATGTCCGATGTGTATGACAATTGCATCCAATGGATGGAGAAGAGCTTCCAGGAAGACCATGAAGGGCGATCATGCAGATCATATCCACAGTAGCTGTGATTGTGAATTTGTGATCCGCTTCGATGGAAAGAGTACCGTGGAAGGATATGATCCGGATGCTCTGCGCGAGCAGTACGATAATGCGGAAGGAAGCACCTGGAAGCAGAAGGTCAATTCCATGCGGCGCGAGCAGTACAGGGTGAACGGCGATAAAATCCGGGCGCAGAAACGGGCGGCGTATGCGAAGCGGCAAAGCGATATATCGAACGAAGAATACATAGCAAAGGAGAACCCGGAATGAAGAAGATATGCCCGACATGCAAACGCGAATATAGGAGCATAGAGAATTTCTGTACAAAGTGCGGAATTGAGCTTGTCAAGGAGGAAAATATCATGGAAGAAGACAAAAGAAAGACATATGAAGATACTATATCTGATTTGATTCAGGATGTAAGGAATGCGGGTGAGTATTTGGAAAACAATGCAGAGGATCTTGTCTGCAAGGCGCCGCGCCTTGCGGAAGATGGCTTCAACATCTGGCTGAGATTTAATTCAATGGAAATTCCCAGAATAGAAGTCACTCAGGAGCTTTTGGTAGTAAAGAAACGATAACGAAGGCGATCAATCAGGGTCGTCTTTTTTATTGGCAACTCGTGCCTTAAACGAGGAAACACTCGAAGGAGGAAACATGGAAAACAAACCAACCACTGGCGGAGGCCAGGAACCAAACGGCGGAGCGCCGGAAAAGACCTTCACTCAGGGCGAGATGGACGCAATTATTGGCGAACGCCTGGCGAGAGAAAGGGAAAAATACGCTGATTACGATGAAATGAAGAAAAAGGCTGCAAAGTTTGACGAAGAGGAAGACGCGAAGAAAACGGAGCTTCAGAAAGCACAGGAGAAGGCGTCTTCTCTTGAGAAGGAGTTGAACAAGCTGAAGGCCGAGAAAACGATCACCGAAATCAGAAATAAAGTGGCGAAGGAAACGGGAGTTCCGGCGGAGCTGCTTAACGGAAATGACGAGGAGACATGTAAGGCGCAGGCAGATGCGATAAAAAAATTTGCAGGCCCGTCATACCCAAACGTTCCGGACGGTGGAGAGCCGAACAAGCCGCCGGCAGGGAAAACCCGTGACCAGTTCGCCACATGGTTCGATGAAACGATGAGAAAATAACAGGAGGAAAAAATGGCAGACGTAAACAGAAAAACAATTGCACTTCCGGCAGAGGTAAGCGCGGAAATTTTGCAGAAAACGCAGGAGCAGTCGGCGGTAATGCAGCTGGCGCGCCAGATCACGTTGCCGGGACGTGGAGTGGTGATCCCGGTGATCACCGGAGACCCGAAGGCGAAGTGGGTCGCTGAGACGGAGAAGAAGCCCGTAAGTAACCCGACGGTCTCAAAGAAAGAAATGCAGGCATATAAGCTTGCTGTAATCGAAACCTTCTCCAACGAATTCCAGCGTGACCTGAAGGCACTGTATGACGCACTGGTGGCGCGCCTTCCGCTGGCACTGGGGAAAGAGTTCGATGCGACCGTTTTCGGAGCAACCGACGTTCCGGGCGAGAACTTCGACACGCTGAAAAACTGCACCGCGCAGGAAATCGGAACTGATGCGTACAAAGGACTGGTGGCCGCAGACGCGGACATTGCTGATCATGACGGCATCACCAACGGAATTGTCCTTGCACCGGCAGGAAAGGCCGTGCTTCTGTCTGCAGTAGACGGAAACAAGCGGCCGCTTTTCATCAATTCCGCAGCAGAGGGAGCAATCCCGATGGTACTCGGAGTGCCGACGAAGCAGTCCAAGGGAGCTTATGTGGCGGGAACTCCGGCAACCGTAGGATTCGCGGGTGATTGGACACAGGCGATGTATGGAACTGTGGAAGGCGTGAAGGTGGCGGTGACAGATCAGGCCACCGTGACCGCCGGATCAGAGACGATCAATCTCTGGCAGCAGAACATGTTCGCCGTAAGAGCGGAGATTGAAGTCGGATTCCGTGCAGAACTCAACGTGTTCAACAGACTGACGAAGGCGTAACCGATGATTAAGTTCATTAATCGCGACATGGGCAACCTTATGTGGGTTGAGGATTCGCGGAAGGATGAGTACCTGAAGGCCGGCCACAAGCTGGCCGAAGGTGCGGAGACTCCGGAAAAGGACATGCCGGAGCAGGAAGATGACGCACAAAAAGAGGAGAAACAGGAGAAAAAAATGAGTATGTACGCGACGGCAGACGATGTGCAGGACGGATTCCGTCAGATGAATGAAGAGGAACGAACGAAGAGCGAGGCCCTTCTGGAGGAAGCAGCCGTGATCATCGATGCCTTCGCGGCCGATGCGCCGGCGGACAAGAAAAAGGTCGTCTCGTGCCGTATGGTGAGGCGCGCGATTGGAGACGGCGGGAACGTCTCTTTCCCGATGGGAGCGACTCAGGGGTCGGCGTCGGCGCTCGGATATACGCAGTCCTGGACGATCTCAAACGGATCGAGCGGAGAACTTTATCTCGCACGTCTGGAAAAGCAGATGCTCGGATACGGAAACAGGATAGGATCTTACAGCCCGGTGGAGGAGATGGTCGAAAAATGATCGAAGGAATCACAGTGGAACTGAAGGTGCGGGAAAAGACGGGGAAGGACGGATTTAACCGCGCGACATACGACGAATCATGGGTGAAGGTGGAAAATGTACTCGTTGGCGAGCCGTCAACTGAGGACGTGACAAACACGCTGAATCTTACGGGGAAACATTTGGCGTATACGCTAGCGATCCCAAAAGGAGATGCGCATATGTGGACTGACACGGAAGTGAAATTCTTCGGGAAGACCTTCAAAACGATCGGAGAGCCTGTGCAGGGAATCGAGGAAATGATCCCACTGAGCTGGAACAAGAAGGTGAAGGTGGAAGCTTATGAGCAGTAACGTCAAGATCAGGCTGAACAGCGCAGGAGTGCGGGAGCTTCTGAAAAGCGCGGAAGCGCAGGGGATATGTATGGAGTATGCGCAGCAGGTCCAGCGCGCCGCCGGAGAACACTTTGTTGCGGAGAAAAGGAATTATCCGAAACGATCAGGAGCAGCGGTCCGGCCGGATGATGTAGAAGGACACTACTCAAACTTAAAACACAACACGCTTGTGAAGGCGCTGCAATCGGCGAAAGGTGGAGGGAAATGATCGAGCTTATTTTACTCAGATACCTGGAAAAAAAGTTGTCCGTACCGGTATTGATGGAATACCCGGAGGAAAACATCCGGAAGTTCGTGGTTATGGAAAAGACGGGATCCGGAGAGTCAAACGGCATCCAGAGTGCGCAGATCGCCATCCAGTCACACGGGAAGAACCTTATGGAGGCCGCAGAGCTGAATGAAGAGGTTAAGGCCGCGATGAAGCACCTTATTGAAGAGGATGTGATCTGTGACGTTCAGCGGAACACGGACTACAACTTCACCGATGACAGCACCGGACACTATCGCTATCAGGCGATATTTGATATCAAATTTTGTTAAATAACAGGAGGGAAAAATGGCAGATACGAAAAATTTTGTAACGACCGGAAAACCGAAAGTAGGCGGAGCCGTGTCGAGAGCTGCGATTGGAACGACGCTTCCGGTGAATGCATATGCGGCGCTGGAACCGGCGTTCAAGTCCATGGGAACGATCAACGAGGACGGAGTGACGAACGAGAACTCACGAACTGTTGAAGATATTAAAGACTGGGAAGGAAACACAGTGCTTTCCCCGCAGACGGAGAAGAAGGACACATTCAAGATGTCCTTTATGGACTCGAAGAAGCTGGAGGTGTTGCAGGCGATTTACCACAGCGAAAACGTCAGCGGGACCCTTGACACAGGAATCACAGTGAAGGTTAACGCCAAGGAGCTTGAAACATATGCCTGGGTGATTGACATGGTCACCACGGACGGGGACCCCAAAAGAATTGTGATTCCAAGAGGAAAAATCACCGAGATTGGAGAAATCTCATACAAGTCCGGGGAGGCGGTGCTGTTCGAAAGCACAATTACCGCGTATCCGGATGAATCAGGAAATACCCACTATGAGTATCTGATGGACAAAGAAAAGGCCGATGCGGCTCTGAATGCGTAGGTGACAGGCGATGATTAAAGGGAAACTGAAAAACGGATTCGCCGTCAAAATCAGCGATGAGGCGCTGGACGACTTCGAGATATTTGAGGACATGGCGGTAATTGAGGAGGACGATTCAAACATCGGGAAATTTATCGCCATATACAAAAGACTGCTCGGAGTGAAGCAGTACAACCGCCTCAAAGAATACATGCGCGGGAAAAACGGAAGAATTTCCACGACCGCGATGGCGGAGACGCTGAAGGAAATCTTTGAGCTGAACAACGGTGAATTAAAAAACTCACAGCCCTCTGCGGAATAATTCGTGATGATGAGGATCTGCTGATCTGCGATCTGGCAGAGACATACGGAATTTACGATTACAGGCGGCTGCCGAAGCGCACGGTGGCCGCACTGGTTTCCGGACTGAGGGACGATGCGCGACTAAGGGAAAAGTATGAAAACCGGTTAGCCGGAAAAACAGACATTCTGCTGGCGGTAATCGCGGACAGGATCGACGAAGTTCTCACTGTGCTGACCGGATCGGATAGACGAGATTCGATCGCAGGGATGCTGATGAATCAGACGCCACCTGAAGAGGCGAAGCCGGTGATGGCATTCGACACGGTCGAAGAATTCATGGAATATCGATACGGAGAAAAAACATGGCAACGACTTTAGCACAAGCATATGTGCAGATTCTGCCGACAACAAGAGGCCTGAAAAGCAAGCTGACTAGTGAGCTCAACGGGGACGCTCCGGCCATAGGTGGGAAAAGCGGATTCGGCGGCAAGTTTTCCGCAGCGTTCAAGGGCGCGGTCGCAGCCGCAGGAATCGGAGCGGCAATCACAAAGAGCATTCAGGAGGGCGCGAAGCTGGAGCAGTCCATCGGAGGTATTGAGACGATATTCGGCAAGAAGGATGCGCAAATCGTGAAGCAGAATGCGAAGAATGCATATAAGACGCTTCAGATTTCCGCGAACGATTATATGGAACAGACGACGTCCTTCTCGGCGTCGCTGCTCCAGTCGTTGAATGGAAACACGGCAAAGGCGGCAAAAGTTGCGGATATCGCGATCTCGGATATGTCAGACAATGCAAATAAAATGGGAACGAACATCGGAGATATCCAGAATGCCTATCAGGGGTTTGCTAAACAGAACTACACGATGCTGGACAACCTGAAACTTGGATATGGCGGAACGAAGACCGAAATGCAAAGATTGCTTCAGGACGCCGGAAAACTGACGGGGAAGAAGTACGATATAAGCAACTTGGCGGACGTATATGAAGCGATCCACGTGATCCAGAAGCAGATGGGATTGACAGGTACATCTGCGAAAGAAGCACAGACAACACTGTCCGGGTCGTTCAACGCGATGAAAGCGGCAGCGACGAACTTCATGGGAAATCTGACGCTGGGAAAGGATGTGGGTCCGGCGATGCAGGGGCTGGTAACCACGACCAGCACATTTTTATTCAAAAATCTTATGCCGGCGATAGGCAGAATTTTTCAGTCGCTTCCGGCGGCCATGGGAACGTTCATCAAGCAGGGCGTTCCCATGTTTTTGGATTCCGGAAAGCAGATGCTCGATTCACTGGCGCAGGGCATGAAGGGAAGCGGAGGCGTGATCATCGAAGCGCTGAAGGGCGCACTGGACCTGTCAAGGCTCATCCGGGAAAAGTCCGGCGGAATCATCAAATCCGGGGCGCAGATGCTGGTGAATCTTGCTAACGGAATCTCGGAAGCAATGCCGAAGTTCGCTGCAATGGCCCCGGAGATAATTGACAACCTGGCGAACACAATTAACGACAATCTGCCGATTATCCTTAAAGCCGGAGCGCAGATCATCATCGCGCTGGCCAAAGGCGTGATTAAATCAATCCCGGTTCTGATCAAGAACTTCCCTAAAATTGCAAAGACAATTTTCGACGTATGGGCCGCGGTGAATTGGATGAACCTTGGCAAGACGCTGATCACAAAAGCAGGGGCGGGATTAAAGGCGATGGCAGGCAAGCTTCCGGAGTTGATGAAGGCCATCATGGCAAAACTGAAAACAGCTGCATGGAACGGAATCAAAGCGATTCCGCAGGTGATCAAGTCCAGCCTTGCAGGCGTCGGAAATTTGATTACAGCGCCATTTAGGATTGCAAGAGGACTTGTGGGCGCTGCCATATCAAAAATCAAGTCTGTGGTGAATTTCGCGGGTCTGGCCGCAAAGGTAAAAGGGCCGTTCGATGCGGTAAAAAGCGCGATTACATCGCCGCTCACGGCCGCAAGAAACGCCGTAGGTGGAATCGTGAGAAGAATCAAAGGATTCTTCCCGCTGCACATCGGAAAAATCATGAGCGGAATCAGACTGCCGCATATAAGCGTGTCCGGAGGAAAACCTCCGTTTGGCATCGCCGGTAAGGGTTCGCTGCCGAAATTCGCCGTGCACTGGAACGCGGAAGGCGGAATCGTGGACAGCCCGACCATCCTGCAGGGCGCAGGAGAAGCAGGCCCGGAGGGAATCATTCCGCTGACAGAGTTCTGGCGTAAGATGGATAATATCGCAAAGGCAATGCAGACAGGCTCCGGAGGGGGCACGCTCACAGTCATCATGAATCTTGACGGAACTAAAATCGCAGAAAACACGATCGAGTATGTCAACGATCAGACGATCGTGTTCGGCACAAACCCGCTGAAAGTATAGGAGGAAACATGGAAGCACAGCTTTTTTATATGGGAACGTCCAAGATCCTCGAAATCCGAAAAGGCGGCTCCACAACATTCACTTGGGGGTCCTATGGACCATGGACGAAACTGAAAAAGCCGGTGGCGTCAAAGACAAAATCGGTAAAGTACAGCAAGAGCGCTAAGGATAAACCGGGCAGTGCATCGGAATTCAAGGCGGGTGGCGTGACGGTGTGCGACACGAGCATACCAGCCACCGCACAGCGGACGATCGATGGGGTAGAAAGGACGTGCCGCGTACGATATCAGGTAAGAGGATACACGATATACTCAAAAACATCGGCGCTGAAAAAGAAAAAGAAAATGAAGCGTAGCACATATACGACGAAAAAGCCGTATCAGTACAGACTGCAGTATGAAGATAAGGCGGTCGTGGACAAAGAGTATTCGACATATGTTGACAGTGAAGCAATTTTCTTTTTCGCGGATCACTATTTTGACGGATCGGGAAATCGTGCAAACGCACCGAGCCACCTTCCTCATCCGTGCGAGTGTTCGCTGACATACTCGGATGTGCGGAGAAATTTTGAGTCGAGTGCAAATAACTCAGATGGTCGAGACAACTCAGGATCATATGTACTGAGCAATGTCAGAGCGAACGTGGTCACGCTGACGCTGAAGTGGGCCGGAGTGACGGCGGAAGAAGGAGAGGCAATCCTCCAGATTCTGAATCCGTCGAAAAACACGAAAGGCGAGTACAACTATATAACGGTGCAATACCTAGATCCGGCGACAGGAAAGCCGAAGAACGGGACTTTTTTCGCGAGCAACGAGAGGGGCATTGTGAAATATCCGAACGGATTATTCAAGGAAATCAGCGTTTCGCTGATGGAGGTATAAATGAAATACGATGTCAAAACAATCATAAACGGCGTTGAGATTATGGACAAGGCAGAGCCGGGAAAAACATCAATAACAGGGGTAGCGCTGATGAATAGCGTGTCCAGCGGCGCGCTGGAAATCGGGAGCGTGGCCATCGACAAACTGACGCTCACACTGATCAATCCATATAAGAGCGCATTCGACGGGGACACAGT